CTTTATATTGTGCTGGAAATTCTCCAGTTTCTGATATTACAAATTGTTTACTCATAATTACTCCTTTTAATCAGAATACACTTTTACCATTTCTAAAGTAACAGAATAAGTGTCTCCTGAACTATGTCCTTTTGTAGTAAATAAAATATCTCCATCTTTACCACTACCTGCGTTATTTGGAAGTCCACCAAAATCTTTAAAGTCCATATGTCCATTACTACTTTCAGCTAATTCTACTAATAAAACATTAGTAGAAGCATTTAAAAATAATTGAACAGACATACCTACGATAGCATGACTTATACGCATTACTCTAACTTCTGAACAAGATGTTCCTTCAGAGTTTGCAGTTAAGGCAGATACATCTACCTTAACTACTGCGGATTCTCCTGTGCCATCGCTGACATTAGTAAACTTCATAACACAATTTCTTTCACCATCAATAATAGTTTGTGATGTTACTGCGTCTGCCATAGTTTACTCCTTATGATGCTATATCGTAGCCAGTTATTTCAATAATGAAACGACCTGCTGTATAAGCTGCATGACCTGTACCTTGACCTACAAGATATAAGTATTGGTCTGCTACAATATCTCCACCAGCTACCATAGTACCTGCTGAAGCTGCACCTGCATTTATAATTTGTGTTTCTGTTAAATCACCAATAGCTGTGTCATTAACACCTGTGCCTTCAGTAGCAGAATATAAATCTATATCTGTACCACCGCCTGCTGGAGTTTCAACACAAGTCATTGTGACTCCGAAAACTGTTCCTTGGTTAGCTGTTGTTACTTGACCTATGTAAGCAACTCCATCGCCATCTTTACCAATGATGTCACCTGCTGTGCCGCCATCTCTTAAACCTGTTAAATCAATCATAAGTGTTGTTTTAACAATGTTTACATTTGTATCTGTATCGCTTTTAAAACGCTCTACTTGAGTTACATAAACTGCTGCTGTGCCTTCTATACCAGCACTACCAACAGCTTCTACAGACATTTTATTGCCACTAGTGATTGTTATTGCACCAGTTGAAGTATTTTTTGAAATAGTTTCAAATCCATTTTCAGACCTGACTGGTCCATTAAAAGTTGTGTTAGCCATAATTTTCTCCTAAAAGAAATAATCTATCATCTCGGCAAGTGTCTGCTAGGTCAGTTGATAGACAAGTTAATAAAATACCTAGATTTATAATATACCATAAAAAAAAGGGAGCCGAAGCTCCCTTTAAAGTTCTTACGAACTACCTGGTGAACCGAAAACACCTAGCGGATCAGATACTCCAAAGGAATATCTTTCTCTAGCTTTGTATCTTACATTACCAGTGTCGAAATCGCCATCCATAGTGGTTGACATTGGAGCACGAACAAAATGCTTCATTCCGTCAGGAACATCTGTCATGATAAAGAAAGCATTAGTATCAGTTAAATAATGATTTACTGAATAACCTTCTGGAATCACTCCATTAGTTTTGACTGCATTTATGTCATTGTCAGCAGTTCCAACTCTATAATCACTCTGTAACAATCTAGTTGCCACAAACTGTAAGTCTGATGGAATTATAAGCTTTCTAGCTTTTGCTGCAATTTTTAGTCCTCTTTCGTCTGTCCACTTGCCTATTTGAATAATAGCATCTTCTAAAGATGTTTCATTCAAATCTGCTGCTACAGATGGTCTGTTACTGTTAGTTCCGCCACTTACAAGTGGGTGAGCTGTGCTAAATAAAGCGACATCATCACCAGATTTAAAAGCAGTTGAGAATCCATTGTTTAATGGATAAGCTGCTTTTACTTGTTTTGTGTAAGACATTGCACGAGCAAGTGCTTTAGTATATCTAGCAGAAACTGAAACATAAAGATTATCTTCCATTGCTTCTTCTGTAATACTAAAACCTAAGCCTACAGTTTCATGTGTATACCTTGCTACGAATGATTCTTGAGCAGTATCGTAACTGATACTTGATCCTTCATTCTTTACAGGTGCTGCACCGAAACCAGACAACTTGAGTTCCTCTTCAAATGATCTCTCAGAGTTCTCTGTTGTATATATAGCTTCATGTTCGTCTTCGTAACGATTATATTCTTCACCGAATAATGCGTTGAGTCCAGGTAAGAGTTGATGTAACTCTTGAGCTCTTGAAATAGCTGCCATGATTTATCTCCTTTAACCTATACCAGTTGTATTTAACAACTGATGACCGGCATTAAACATTACTAATACATCTGTGTAAGCATCACCAACTTCACTATCAGGACCATCGACAAAGCCGATAATCTTTACAGGTAGTGTTGCTGTAGTTGCTACAGTTGATATATCAACCGAATTTTTGCTTCTACCAATAGCAGTTGAACCAGCTGTTTGAACAACAGCACAATTCTTACCAAGATCGTCTTGGTCTGCCGCTCCATCGCATTGCATTTGCATGATTACGAAAGGATCGGTACAAACATACGCCACAATATCATCCGCAGCTATAGAAGCTGTGAACATTTGATTTGGCGTAAATTGTTTGGTATTAGGGTCAGTGTACGCACATCCAAGAAATACACCAATTGGAGTACAAGCAGTTGTGCCTGTATCTTTTTGGATAGTAGTGTTTGGATTATCGTCACCCCACTTAACAAAATCACCATAAAAAATTGAAGTGCCATAAGCATTTTTAATTTTGTAATGTGTGACCTTATTAGTAAAGGCTGCACCGACAATAGTACCATTTGTTGAGGCTCCAAAAGGAGTCGCGACTGATGACATAATTGTCTCCTATTTAATAAATTATAATATAGGATTAAGAATCTTTACCAAATGTTGTTCTTGATTTTCTCTCAAACACTTCTTTGGTAGCCATTCTAGAATCCTGATCTTTAAAATAAGTGTTATCTACAGATTCCAATTGTTGAGACGCTACATTATCAAAGTATTTGTCTCTAGCTTCCGCTTTTTCTTTTGGCATCTTGCATAACAGTTGTCCACCAATTTCAACATTACCTTTAGCTGACCATTCTGAATTGTGGTCCATCATATGAATTTGAAGTTCTGGGTGATCCTCTAATCTACAAGGCTCCCATCCTTCTCTTAACTTTCTGGACACATTAGGATTATCAGTTTGACCTAAAAGGCTAGTTCTAATATACCTAAATACCCATCCGTCTTGTTCAGTAGGTGTTGGTAAGTTTGATGGATTTTCCCAGCTTTGTATACGCTGAGAAGCCTCTCGGCTTTCTATTTCCCTAGGGGTACGCTCTACTGCTTGCTCTTCGCTAGCATTTTCTATTTCTTTATCTATTTCGGACATTTAAGACTCCTTTAATAGTTGGTTTGCATACTGCTCTGGAGTTATATTAAGTCTACGAGCTATGGAGACTTGACTCTGAGTCAGATGTATTTTGCGAGGATTTTTATTACTGTTCCTCGTAGCAGGTGCGACAGGGTTTGATACCTGCCTTTTATTTGATGTAACTTCAACTTCTCCTGTTTCAACAGAATTTGTTTCTGGTACACCAAAAAAACTTGGAAATTGTTTACGCATAGAATTATCAACCTGTTGATAATATTCTTGCGATTTATTAGCAGGGTCTATGCCCTGAGCTTGTAAAGATTGATCTACATACATAGCATAAGAAGTCATTTCCTTGTGAACAGGCTCACTGCCCATAAACCAAGGATTTTTTTGTGCCCACTTATTCATGTCTGGATCAAGTTCTTTTTTTGTTTCTTGTTGTTTTACTGGTTCTACATATTGTGATGCAATGTTATTTTGCATTGTTTGTGCATAATTACCAGCTTGTTGTTCTGCAAGTGTAGCTTGTGCAAGTTCAGCTTGTGCTGTAGACATAGCATCTGCATCACCTTCTTCATAAGCTTTTTTAAATGTTTGTTGTGCATTGTATTTTGCCCATTGTGCATTATTAAGTGCTTGCTGGTTTAATACATTACCACCTTGATCTACAACTGTTTTTAATTTTTGGTTTTCTGACATTACATTTTGTAATGCTTTTACCGCTTCCTGAGACTCTCTTAAAGCTTGCTCTTTAGCTCTACGCTCTTCATGATACTCATATTTAATTTTGCTGATTCTGTCGCCAGCTCTCTTACTGTAATCTGTAATTTCTGCATCAATCGTATCATCATCTACAGGTGCTTCGTTTGTTTCTACTTTAGGTGGTCTACGATCTTCTTCAGGAGTATCATCTATAACTTCTATTTCTACTTCATTATTTGGACTAGTATTAATTTCAGTCTTAACTCCAAAAAATTTTTCTTCTTGTAATTCAGTTTCTTGTACTACTTCGTTTGTTTCACTCATGCTCTAACTACTCCTGTAGGGTCATCAACGACTGCTTCCACAGTATCGTCATTAATTAAACGAAACTCTTTACCATACATTTTCATGCGAGTGCCTGAATAAGCACGAAATATTACCCAATCACCTTCTTTGCACCAAGGTCCTGTTGGAAACCTTTTTTCATCACAGTAAGCTTCTAAACCTAGTTTTAAAACATAACCACAAATGTTTGAAGTTTCTTCATCTGTTTTAGTTTGAGTAGCTTTAATGATTCCACCATCTGTTGTTTCTTTAACTGATGGCATTGCTATTAGTATTTTCCAACCTTTTGGTACAGGTAACTGACTTTTTACTTCAGCACTAACCTCTGGTTTTTCAACACTATCTGGTTTTGGTGTTTTTATTTCTTGTTTTTTTTCACTCATATTTTGCACGACTTTAAGGTGTCGAGTTCCTATTGCTTTATGTGCTGTTCTTTCCAATCAAGAACTTCACGCTCTGCGAGAGCCAAACCCTCGATTACTCCTGTCATTCTTTTATATTCAGAAAAGTCTTTACAACCTCCTGTAGATATATGATCTGAACATTCATTCATTAATTCTCTTATTTTTTTAATTAAAAAAACAGAAAGTGATTGCTCTTTAATATCATTTATCATTCAGATTGATATCTTTCACTATATCTTTTGCAATGTCAAGACCTAGTTTGTAATCATCTGTAGCTTTTTTATCTTTAATATGTTCTGCATCTAGCAAATTGCTAGCAATACGCTCACCTACATTAAGACCAGCAATTTCTTTTTGTGTAGCTAATCTTTCCATTTCCATTTCTTTATTAGAAATAGCTTTAGCACCTTCAAGCATTAATTTAGATTCGTCATGTTCAATTTTACCTTTTACTTGAGTTTCTCTAATTTCTAATTCTTTTTGTTTTGCTAGTATTAATGGGTCTTGAGCTTGTTGTTGTATTCTTGCTTGTTCAGCTTTTGCAGCATTAGTAGAAGCAACTCTTTGTGCTGCTTCTGATACTAGAGAAGCTAATCTTGCTTCTGCTTCTGGAGGTAAAGGTTCTCCTACTGGAGGTAACTCTATACCCATTTCTCTTTCAACTTGATCTCTAAACTGCATAGATAAATGTTGCATTATATAAGCTGATGCAGCACTTTGAATACTTTGAGCTTGTGGATTTTGTTCTAGCTTGCCCATAATATTTGGGTCTTCTTGAGCAGAGGCAAGAACTTGTATATGAGCTTCGTGATCTTGATCTGCAAATGCTTGTACAGGTTTAGAAGTAAGAATATTTTGAACTGCTGTAACTGGATCAACAGGTTTTATTTCTCCTGCTGGAGGTACAATATTGTCAACATCTTTAATACCAAGAACTTCAAGCATTTGTCTATGTAGCTCTCCTTGATTATATAGTTCAGGAGCTTGTTGTGCTAATTGCATTGCAGCTTGATACTGCATAATTCTTTGAGCCATTGTAGCTGCATTAGGATCAGATACTGGTAATACATCTACTCTTGCATCAAAATCCTGTAATTTAATTTGTTCACCTTCTTCAGTTTCATAAGGATATTGAGGTTCTGTAAAATCTGTAATTATATTTACAAGTATCTCAAACTCTCTTTTCATAGAAGCATGAAGTCTTGCTTGAACAGCACTCATTACTTTCATGTTTCTTTCTAGTAATGCTAATGTTGTTCCAACAGGTGCCTGACTATTCATGTCAGATGTTTTCATTTCGGCTATGCTAGCAAACTTTTTACCTTCTTCTACTATGTTGCCTAGTAGTGAAAACAAAGTTGCTGAAGGTTCTTTGTATGGTAAGAAAGCTATATTGTCTCTAATAGCACCACCTGGAACATCTACATCTCTAAATTCACCTGGCATAATAGGGCTATCATCACCTTTAATACGCAGTCCTCTAGCTTTTAAACCACCTGGTAGATTACTCAAAGTACCTGCATCAACTAACTGTCTTAGTATTGATGTTGCTGATTTAGCTAATCCACCAATCATATGTATTAAAC